GTCGCAGGGGCCTCCTCCAAAAGTCGACGGCGATGGTGGCCACCCATCACGCCCGCACGAACAGGACACCGAAGATGACCAGGGCCACGAACACCCCCACCACGGCGACCGCCACCCAGTCGATGGGCCTGGGCTCCTGGTCAGGGGTGGTGTGCGCCCCGTTCGAACGATCGTTCGAACCGTGATAGTTATCCCCGCTCACCACTGCCTCGAGGTGGGTGCGGGGCGCCGGGCCCGTCGAGCGAGACGGGACCCGGCGCCGTAGTTGCAAGCCGGGCACGCCGGCCTCAGCTCACAACACCGCGTGCCCGCCCGATGGACGTGACGGGCGAGAGGCGGCACATGATCCACCGTGGTAGCCCGGCGATGACAGCCCCGCCAGCAGAGCACCTCGCCGAGCTTGAGCGTGGCGAGGAGCTGGCGGTGGGCGGGCTCGTCGTAGGGCCTCACAAGATCCGGGCCTTGACCTCGACGTCGACGACATCCCGGCCCACGGTGGGAAGGGTGGGTCCGGGGTCGCCGGCCCGGTAGCGGCGCATGTACCGGGCGTTCGCGTTCTGGCAGAGCCCGCACCGACAGGGGCGGGTGCGGGAGTTGTACCGCGCCCGGGTGCCGTGCGGTGCAGGTGCGTCGGCCATGCGGCCCCCGGTCATGACGGGAATCGTACGCGGGCGGTCTGACAGCGAAGAGGGATGCACCTTCGGTAGCGCCGTGCCCGACTGTTCCCGGGCGCGGCGGATGGCGTCGCGCGCCGTGCGGATCGCATGGCCCCGCACATCGAAGAGCTGATCCTGAACCACGCTTCAGAATTTAGCGCCCGCGTTCGCTCGTCCACAGTCCTCTTGACGTAACGCCGCGCTACCGGGCGCCAGCCGTCTCGTAGTGGTCTCGTAGTGGTCTCCCTATAAGCGAGGTGCCCCAGCACCTCACCCCTGAGGTGCTCCAGCACCTCACCCCTGAGGTGCTCCAGCACCTCACCGCCCCGGCCGCTTGTGGACGACTTTTCGGTCGTCGAGCGGGGCGGCCATGCCGGGGATCACGTAGATGTACGCGGCCCCGGTCGAGGTGGTGAGCGGCCGGCGCCACATGAGCCCGGCGGCCTCGAGCTGGCGGGCGTCGGTGTTGACGTTGTCCTTGCCGCGGCCCAGCTCGACGGCCAGGCCGCCGAGGGTGATGAAGCGCGGATGCACCTCGCCGTACTTGTCGGCGTAGGCGCAGAGCCACCACATGAGCTCGCGGTGGCGCGCTTGGAAGGGGTGCGAGCGGCCGTCGCGGCCGCGGTAGGTGCCCGCGCTCACGGCCGCGGCGACCGCCCGCTGGCGGTACTGGATCTGCGGGTGGTTGTTCTCGCCGAGGCGGAGCTGCTCGGCGGTGGGCAACGGGTCGGGCGCGAGCCCACCGTTGTGGAGACGGAGGCGTGTTGTTCTAGAGTGCACGCGAGGTCACCTGCTTTCGTTTAGCGGCGGGAATAGGGACTGGTCTGGCCGACCCGGGCGGCGAGAGAGGGTGCATTTCCTCTCGCTGGTCCGGGTCGGTGCGCGTCATGGCGCGTAGTCCATCCTGGCACCGTAGTTGCATGGTGTTACAGATGCCTGGGCCCTGATCCTGAAGCGTGCCTGAGGGTTGCTACCGTCCCGGGATGACCACCGCGGCGACCTTCATCTCGACCGTGCTCGACGCCCTGGGCCCGACGAACCGGATCGCCACCCAGCTCGTCAACCGGCTCGAGCTGGCCGAAGACAAACACGCCGAGGCCGAGGCGATCACCGACGAGCTCGACGACATCTGGGCGGTCATGACCAACATCACCGTGCGCACGGGCGAGGCGTTCGAGCGGGGGATCGCCCGCCTCGAGGCCGAGGCGAACGACGAGAACCGCCCGTGAGCATCTGGGCCACGGTGGCGAGCATCGACATCCCGGCTCGGGACAACTTCGGTGATGACGAGACGGGCCCGGCGACGACCATCGACGTGGCGAGCACCCACGGGTACGCGTGCGAGGTCCGCCTATCGCTCTACCGGGCGGGCGAGGGCGAGACCGTGTATCTCACGGTCGACGAGCTGGGCGAGCTGGCCGCGGTGCTGGCCCGGCTCGCGGCCAACCGCCCATAACCTTTCTTACGTCAAGCGTGGCCATGCATCCACCGCGGTTGGGGATGTAGGATCGCGGTTCGCCAAGAGCCACCGGGCCCGGCAACGAACGGCAGCACGTCTCGACCCGGGCCCGGTGGCAGCTCCCTAGAGGTCGACGATGGGCACCGCCACGGCGATCCGCTCCCCCTCCGGGGCCAGGGCCACGAGGTCGGCCGCCTCGGCCAGGGCCTCGGCCAGGGCCCGCAACCCCACGGGCGTGGCGAAGATCCTCACCAGGGACTCGATCGCGCCCGGCTCGGCGAGGATGTCGAGGACGGCCTCGCCCACGGGGCGGTCCGGTTGCGTGGTGAGGAGCTTGGCGGTGACGCCCAGGGCGCCCTCGTCGGTGATGAACAGGGCCGGCGTGTTCGACAGATAGGCGCTCACGGCCGCGCCCCCCGGCCGCCCTCGACGAGGGCCCGGGCGAGGTCCTCGACGATCTCCTGCCAGGCGGGTTCCCGGCGGCTCAGCTCGAGCATGGCCCGCACGAGGGCCGAGGCATCGACGCCGGCGCCCGCCGCCCAGAGCTTGAGCTCGCGGTGGTCGGCCTCGACGAGATCGACGTTGAGCCGCTTGAGCCGGGGCGCCGAGGCGGGCGCGGGCATGGCGGGGCGGGCGATGGTGCGCCGCTCCGCGCTCATGCCCTCACCCCGGTCGTCTCGGCCAGCACGGCGAGGACGGCCTGGGCGAGGGGCTCGTACTCGACGAGGGTGACCGGCGTCCCGAACGCGTCGGCCACCGTGGCCCGCAGCGGCACGTGCACGTCGAGGCCGAGGAGCGGCAGCTCGTGGCCCTCGAGGGCCTCGACGACCTCGGCGAGCAGGCCGGTCCGGCGGAGATCGACCCGGGTGAGGGCGATCACCCACCGCAGGTCCCGGCGGGCCTCCTCGGCGACGATGGCAGCGAGGAGGTCCTCGAGGCGGTCGAGGTCGGCGGGTAGCGGCGAGGACGGGACCACCAGGAGGTCGGCCACGGCGATGGCCGACACCAACATGGCGCCCACCTTCGCCCCGCCCTTCGGATCATGCGGGGTGTCGATGACCACGAGGTCATAGCCCTCGGCCAGACCCGGGAGGCGCCGGGGAAGGTCGGGCTGGTGGTAGGCGATGACCGGCACCATGGCGTGGGGCCAGTCGTCGCCGGCCCTCGTCACCCACGACAGGGCGGAGCGGCCGGGGTCGGCGTCGATCAGCAGCGTGCGGTTGCCGGCGCCGCCGGCGTGCAGGGCGAGCTGTACCGCGGTGGTGGTCTTCGCGGTGCCGCCCTTGACGTTGCCGACCACGATCGTCGGAGGTCCGGTCATAGGAACATCCCTTCATCTGAGTACATGAAGGGATGAGTATATCCTCAGACCGTGGGGTACGAGTAGAGCACGTCGCGTTCCTCGGGGGTGAGGGATCCCACGTCGATGGCCGCGGGGCAGGTCAGGGGCGGGTTCTCGGGTTTCTGGGGGGCGATGAACCCGACGCGCTGGGCGAGGGTGACCTCGGCCGGCGAGCCCATCACATAGCGGCGGGGCCCGCCGTCGGTCATCACCACCGTGAACTGACCGTTGCTGTCCGTGAACAACACGCGGGGCGTCGAGTGCGTGGCGAACTTGCTCACGAGCGAGTTGCTCAGGATGACTCGCATCTGGTTCCAGTCGTCGTCGGTCATCTCATCTCCACCTCCGGGTGGGGGGTAGCCCAGGATCGGGGCGCGGTCCAAATAGCCGGTGGGGTCGATCCGGGTGCCGTTGTCCCACAGCTCGAGGTGGGCGTGGCTCCCGGTCGAGGCGCCGGTCGAGCCGATGTAGGCGATGACCTGGCCGGCGTCGACCCACCCGCCCCGCACCGCGTAGTCGGCGTGGTGAAAGCTCTTAAACCGGTCCGGGCCGGCGTCGACCCACAGCCAGTTCCCGGCGCCGCCGGACTCGTAGCCGGTGGTGACGTTGCCGTCGAAGGGGGCGACGAGGGGGACACCGTAGGGGGCGCCGTAGTCGACCCCGCCGTGCCAGCTGGAGGCGGCCCCGGTGATCGGATCGATCCGGGATCCGTAGGGACTGGTCTTCTCGTAGGGCTCGAGGAGCGGGAACCACGTGAGCTCACGCATACGGACCTCCGTATCTACTGATCTGCTGAACCGTCCTGACCTGGGCCTGTGCCGTTTCCTTCACCGCGTTTGTGGTCTCCGTCCCACCAGACCCGCAGGTTGATCCCACCCCGGCGGCGGCGGACGACGATGGCGCCCAGCACCAGGGCGAGGCCGGCGAACCCGATCGCGACGGCCCCGGCCGCGGTCATGTCGCCGCCACCCTCGGCCCGACGGCGATCCACACGATCGTGATGCTCGAGGAGTTGTACGGGGTGTTGTTGTTGTAGACCCGGAACACCACCGAGCCCGCGGCGAGGGTCTCGATGAGGAACCCGAAGGGGTTCGGGACCGACGCCGGGCCGATGGGGGCGAGCGAGAAGTAGGTGGGCGCGGCACCGAACGCGGTGGGGAACGTGACCCCGGTGTGACCGGCGGCGTCGGTCGTGACCGTCTGGTTCAACGTCTGGACGAGGGGGGCCATGTCGACCCACGCCGAGCCGTTCCATCGTTGGATGCAGTCGAGCCGGTTGTCGAGGGTGGTCATCTGGTTGAGGACCGGGGCGGTGAGCTGGCTGGCGCGCTGGGCGGCGGTCGTGAAGCGCATCACCACCTGGTCGGCGACGAGGTTCCCCCAGTTGGAGGCGACGATCTGACCGGCGGCGACGTGGGGGACGAGAGGCATGAGCGGTCCTTAGGGTCGACGGTCCCAGTAGTCGGCGTCCCACACCGCGGCGTCCCAGTGCGAGTAGCCCTTGGTCTGTGGCCCGGGGCTGCAGCGGATCGTCATCGTCCACTGGTCGAGGGTGATGTTGTGGGCGATCCCGTCGACGGTGGCGAGGGCGTGGAGGACCTGGCCGAACCGGGTGCGGGTGAGCTCGATCCGGGAGCCGAGGTCGAGGGCGTGGGCGGCGGCGTAGAAAACCTCGTCGTCGGTGGGGACCCCGTCGATCGGGGTGATGGCGAGCTCGGCGCCGGCGAGCCGATCCAACATCCCCCGGGCCAGGCCCACGGAGTAGGCGTCGCCGCCCTGGTGGATGAGGTCGAACCGTTGCGTCGACCGGACCCCGTGCCGGGCGATCGACGCGGGATCGCTCACCGACTGGGCGGTGCCGCCGGCGGCCGCCACCGCCACCATGTTCTTCACGTGATCCCGGGAGGCGGCGATCGTGAAGCTGATGGGGCAGAGGTCCTCGCCGTTGTCGGAGAACCGGGCGGCGGGTTCGGTGAACTCGGGGGCCTCGAGCCCGGCCGGGTCCACATACCGCAGCGTCCCGGCCTTCGTCGCGTAGAACACGCCACCGTCCGAGTCGGCGGTGAGCCAGGCCTCCTCGAGCGCGCCCTTCGCCAACGTCGTGGCCTGCAGCGCGACCGAGCCGGGGGCGAAGGTTCGGTCCACGAGCGCGGGGACGCCGGCGGTCGAGCAGATGCGGGTCAACCGGGCGCCGGCTTTCTCGCCGCCGCCCTGGCTGGCCTGTTCGAATCCGTTGGCGTCGCCCAGGAAGGAGAGGGCGTCGGTGGCGGTGACCTTCACGGTGGATTCGCCACCGTCGTCGGTTTCGGTGACGGTACGAACCCACCCGGTGGCCAACGATCCCTCGGCGGTGGCCACGCGGACGGGGATGTCGGGCCCGAAGACCGGGGCGCCGAGGTCGGCGCCGTTGCGGTCCACGGTGTTCCACGGGGAGTAGACCCCGGTGGGGTTGTCGAGCTCGAAGGACAGGGTGGCGGGGGCGGCGTGACCGAGCGGATCGGACCGGCCCCTCGAGATGCTCACGCCGGGGCAGTCGCAGGAGGCGTCGACGAAGTTGTTGTAGTCGAGGGCGTCCCACGTGGCGGTGTCCCAGCGGGCCCGGTCCCACACATCCCGGGCGGTCGGGAGGGCGAGGGTGAGGTGCACGAGGTCGGCGCCGAGCGCGGTGCCCGGGTCCGGCGGCGTGATGGGCGGCCACGCGATCATCGGACGGCCACGGCGGTGGTGACGGGGGCGACGTTGCGTTCGAAGGTGGCGAGCTGGCGGGAGATGTCGTAGCCGTCCGTACCGGGGGGCATCACGATCGTGAGCGCGCCGAAGGTCGAGAACCGGGGGATGTCGGGGACGTCGATCCGGTTGCCACCGATGCCGGGGATCCAATCGGGGAACGTGAAGGAGAGCGCGCCGATCGTGTTGTTCCAGAGCTCGGCGATCTTGTCGAACGCCGACTTGAACGGTTTGGTGATGAGGTCGGCCAGGCCTCCGAGGGCGCCGCCGACCATCCCGCCGATCTTCCCGAAGATGTCCTTGATGTAGTCGAACCCCTTGGAGACGGTCTCCTTGACCGCGTCGAATGCCCCGCCCCAGTCGCCCTTGATGAGCGCCGTCGCCGTTTTCACGAGCCCGGTGATGACGTTGAGGACCCCGCCGATCACGCTCGAGATGAGATCCCAGGCGAGCTGGGCGCCTTTCTTGATCTCCTCGCCGTGGTCGGCCCAGAACTGTTTGATGAAGTCGAGGGTGGTGGTGACCTTCTCGCTGATCTCGGCGATCTTCTCGCCGACGATCCGGGCCACGGTCTCGATGACCGGCTTCAGGTCGTTCTGGAACTTGTCGACGAGGGCCTGGGCGAGGTCCTTGACCGAGTTGAAGAACTCCATGATCTCGTCACCGTGTTCGTCCCAGAACTTGCGGAGGGCCTCGCCGACGGCGAGGGCGAACTCGCCGACCTTGGTGGCCAGTTCCTTCACGGTGTCGATGATCGTGGTGACGGTTTCCTTGATCCGGTCGCCCCACTCGGCCCAGAACGCCTTGAGCCCGTCGATGACCCCGGTGATGATCGCGGCGGCCACCTTGATCTCGAGGGCCAGGTAGTTCTTCCAGAGGTCGACGACGAACCCGACGACGGTCATGATCTCGTCGCCCCACTCGTTCCACAATCCGATCACCGCGTCGAGGACAGTGGTGAACGTCTCGCGGAGCGTGTCGAGGGTGGGTTGGATGGACTCGAGGAACTTGGGCCACTCCTCCTCGGCCCACGCCACGAGGGAGTCGAAGGCGGGGAGGACCTTGTCGTTGATGAAGGCGCCGATGCCGCCCATCACGGGGAGGAGCTTGGATCCGATCTTCTCCTTGAGCTCGTCGAACCCGATGCCCGCCTTCTTCAGGCCGCCCGCCGAGGTGTTGGCGGCGGCCTCGCCGGCGCCGTGGAACGTGTCCTTCGCTTTGGCGAGGATGTCCTCGAGGGACATGGTCTTGCCCTCGGCGTCCTCGGTGGCGATCCCCAACTTGGATAGCCCACCGACCGAGCCGAGCTGGGCCTTGGCGAGGGCGTCGGTCACGGCCGTGAGGTCCTTACCGGACCCCGCCGAGATGTCGGTGGCGAGGCCGAGGAGGTCCTGGGCCTTCTGGGTGTCGCCGGTGGCGGTGGCGAGCTTGGCGAGCGCGGGGCGCAGCTCGTCGTCGGCGACGGCCGCGGTTTTGGAGAGGGCGTCGATGTAGTTCTCGGCGCCGGCGACGGCCTCGTCCGAGGCGCCGGCGGCCTGGTGCAACTGTTGGGCGAGCTGGGCGGAGGCGGCCTCGTCCTCGGCGGCGGCCTGGGCGAGGTCCCAGCCGACCACGGCGATCCCCGCCACCGCCGTCGCGGCGATGGCGGCCGGGCCGGCGAGCCCGGCCAGCGCGCCACCCATCGACTTGCCGGTATCGGCGACGGAGCTCTCGGCCTTCCCGGCGGCGCGTTCGAGGTCGCGGCTGTCGCCGGTGAACTTGACGGCGATGTCCCGTACAGCCACTCAACACCTCACTTACTCAGTCGGGGAGGTTGCCGCCGGCGGCCCACTTGACGGCGAGCTCGTCGAGGACCGCGACGTACCGCCGCCTGAGCTCGGGGAGGCCGCGGCGCACGGTCGGCCAAAACCAATAGCCCCGGCGGCCGGCCCACGGCGGGAACTGGCGGGTCGACGGGCGGCGGCCGCCACCGAACTCGGCCCCGAAGAACACGTCACCGGCCTCGACCTTCCGCCTCGACCGGGTCTTCGGGCGGATCCTCCTCGAGCCGCCGGCCACGATCACCGGCACCCGGTCCGAGCGGCGCTTCACGGAGCTGGCGGTGAGGGCGGCCTGGTCCCCGGCGCCCTCCCCGGCGAGGATGAGCGCGGCGATCATGCGGTCGGCCTCGACGCCGGCGGCCTGGCGGAGCTCCCGGTTGGCGTCTTTCCCGTACTTGTTGAACGCCCGTAGCGTCTCCTGCAAGCCGTCGACCTCGACGTGCACCTTCACCGTCGCCCCCGGTTGGCGGCGCGTTGCTGGGCGGCGCGGCGCTTGAGGATCGCCGCGGCGGTGACGATCGTGCGGGGGTCCTCGTCCCACCAATCCCCGGGTGCCGTGTCGGTGGCGAGCGCGAGCTCGATCACGGTGCGCTCGACGGACCCGGATCGGTAGGGCGGGCGATCGCGTCCTCGTCGTCGACGATCGACCACTTCTCGCACCGGTCGAGGAACTCGTCGCGGGTGATCATCTCGTAACCGGGATGGTGCCGGAGGGCCTGCCACGCGAAGTCGTACAGGACCTCGTAGGACGCAACCCCCTTCGCGGCCAGTTCGACGTCGAGGTGGTCGCCACCGCCGGCCAGGGCGCGGAGCCGGATGGCGTCACCGGGCCGGTTGACGACGCGCATCTCCTTCCCGTCGAGGGTGATGTCGAACGTGAAGGACAGGGAGAGCTCTCTCACGGGGCCCCCACGTAGTCGTTGGCCTCGGCGTCCTCGCCGGTCTCGGGTGACGAGGACGCCGAGGCGGCCGTCACGGTGATGGGCCCGAAGGTGGGCGGCCCGTCGAGACCGAGCGTCAGACTGGCTTCGGCGATCTCGCCGGCGGTGCCGCCGAACGCGCCCGGTTTGCATCGTAGGTTCCCGGTGGCCTCGGTCGCCTCGAGCGGCCACACGATCGAGAACGCGGCCAGCTCCCCGTCATGCTCTTGCAGGAAGGTCGACAGGCCGGGGTCGACGACCGGGGGGCCGGTGGCGCCGGTCGCCCAGTTCTGATCCCACGTGAGCTCCAGCGTCCACGTGGTCGTACCGGTGACGGTCTTCTGACCGCACAACCGTTTGCGCACCTCCTCGGGCGTGTCCGGCGTGAGGGTCGCGGCGGTCACATCACACGAGACGTCGACCTCCACCCCGTCGCTCTCGGCCGTCAGGGTCAGTGTGACATCGTCGAAGTAGTTACCCATCGGGGGCCTCCAAGTCGAGGACAACAACGAACACGCCGGAGAGGAGCTCGACGCCGGCGATGGTGGTGGGGTCGACCAGACCGAGCGGGCCGATCTGCCCGACGCCGGCCTGGCGCAGGCCGGCGACCGCGGCGAGGTAGCCGACGATCATGAGGACCATGGACGACTCGAGGTCATACCGTCCGGCCAGCAACTGCACCGACCAACGGACCTCGGCGAGCGGGCCGGCCCGCCGGTTCGGGACAATCCACGGATCCGCCGGGCGCATCACCACCGCCGGCGCCGCGGTCACCTCCGCCGGCGCCCCATGGGACGCGGTGACCACGCCGGTCCCGGTGGCGAACGATGAGCGGATCACCTCGAGGGCCTCGACGGTTTTCACGCGATGCCCCACGCCTGTTTGTGCACGGTGAAGTAGTGGCGGATGTGGGCGAGGAGGTCCTCGGGGATCGCCTGCCCCGTGAAGGCATCCCCGCCCACCACCCCGCCCGGCGAGGCGGGATCGTGGTAGAGGCGCACGCCCAGGGCGGTGTAGCCGACGAGGGAGTCCGGGCCGGCCGGGAGGTCGGGGTCGCCGGGCGGGTCGACGAACACAATGTCGCCGTACAGGAAGCTGCGCACGAGCGCGACCGCCGCACCGGCGGCGTCGACCACCCGGGGTGTCGGGGATGGCGGGGACCCGGGCAGGCCGAGGGTGGCCGCGATCCTCGCGGCCACCTCGTCGGCGAGCTCGGCGTCGGTCACGCCGCCTTCTTCCTCGAGCTCGACTCGGTGCCGGCGGTGAGCGGGAGGGCGTTGGCCAACAGGACGATGCCCTTCGGGATGAACGCGGCGAACGCTCCCATTCCCCAGATGGCGACGTCCTCGCCCAGCTTCGGGACCACCGGGGCGGCGACGACGAAGGGCCCGTCTTCCATCCACGCGCAGGCCAGATTGTTGGACACGATGGCGGTACCGGGGGCGAGGTCGGGGGCGTGGGTCACCTTCAGGCCGGACACGTTCACGTCCAAGGTGCTGGCGACGGCGGTACCGGGGACGTTCTGGGTGCCGTAGGGGGTGGCGGCCATGGCCGGCATGGCCCCGAACGCTTGGAACACGTCGGTGGCGGCGAGGACCCACGAGGCCGGCGACCCGGTGGCGATCTGCACCAGGGAGCTGGCTTGGAACACGGCGGCCTTGAGGGCGGCGCCGTCGGGGTCGGGGGCGGTGACGTCGTAGTCGACGGACTGGGCGCCGGGCACGAGCGGTAGGGCGTCGCCCACCACGTTGTCGGTCACGATCCCGTAGGCGATGTTCAAGATCCTGAGGTAGCTGTCTCTGTAGGACGGCTGCGATCGCCTGATCAATTGCCAACTGATATCACTGCCGCCGGCGTAGGTCTTGATCGGGACGCTGGCTTTCTTGAAGGACACCTTCACGCTGGTCACGTCGGCTTTCTCCGTGACCTGTTCGCCGATCAACGCATGCATGTCTCCGTCGTAGTAGGGCCAGTCGACCTCCATCCCGCTGGGTGGGAGCGGGCGGGTGCCGATGGCGTTGATCACGGGGCGGCCCGTGTCGAGGATCCCGAAGATTTCCGTCAGCCAGCCGGGGGGCATGACGCCGGGGTTGTCGGGGGTGATCTGGTCCACGAACGCCCGGGCCAGGGTGACGCGCTCGCGGTAGGCGCGGTAGGCGTCACGGAACAGGACCGGGATCTCATCGGACTGGCTCGCCCGGGCGGCCTCGTAGAGCTCGTAGGCGCCGGAGAACCGGGCGAGGGGGTGGGCGGTGGGGCGGGCCAGGCCCCGGCCCATGATCCGCTCGACCTCCCGGCGGATCGCGGCGCGGGCCGCGACCGGGGCCCCGGCGTCGGGGTCGGCGCGGTTCTCCTCGTCGTCCTCGGCGGGCGGGTCGATGGGGTCGCCGTTCTCGTCGAGGGGTGGGTCCTCCTCGTCGCCGGGCGCGGCGCGCACCTCCGTGACGAGGGCGCCGGGGTAGGCGCCGCGTTCGGGGGCGGTGAGGACGGCCAGGCCGGTGAGCTGGGCGCCGGTCCGGACGACCTCGGCGCCGGCGGGGCTGATCGTGTCGGTGAACTCGACCGAGAACGTGGCGCCCACGGTGCGGGCCAGGGCCCGCAGCTCGGCCGCCGCGGGCACATCCGCGAGGACCACCCGCCCGTAGAGGCCATCGGCGCGGGCCTCGATGTCGTCGAGGCGGCCCACGAGGGGACCGCGCTCGAGGCGCCCCCGGTTGTAGCGGTGCCCGGCGTAGACGGGCACGATCTCACCGGTGGGGGGTTGCAGGCCGCCGGCGGCGAACGACTCGACGTAGGGCTGGCCGGCCTCGTCGCGGACCTCGGCGGGCGCATCCCAGGGGACGAGGCGCCCGAAGATCGTGCCGGCCTCGTCCATGTTGGTCGGTTCGGTCGACCGGCGGGCCATGGTCCTGACCGCCACGGGGGCCTCGGCCAACGCCCTCACATGAGGTGTTGAGTAGGTGAGGGGTCGGGTTGAAGCCATGCGGGGCCTCCTGGTCAGGCGCCGGGGACGGCGTCGGTGAGCGTGGTGGTCGCCGCCGGTGAGGGCGGCGTGGTGGTCATGGGGTCGAGGCCCTCGAGGTCACGGACCTCGTCGACGGAGAGCCAGGCCTGCCCGGCGAGGGCGGTCGAGTAGGCCTCGACGCGGCCGGTGAAGTCGGTACGGAGGAGCTCGGTCGTGTCGAACCGTGTGCGTTGCCCGGCGGGGGTGAGGTCATCGAACGCGGCCTCGACCCGGGAGAGGTAGGCGCCTAAGCCGGTGGCGAGCCACCGGCGCATCTCGCCCTCGACGGTCGTGTACGTGAGCGAATCCCCCGACGCCACGTTGACGAGGGACGGGGGCATGCGGAAGGCGCGGGCGACTTCGGCGTTGGCCATGGCGATTGACTCGACGAGCTGGGCCTCCACCGCGCTCGAGCCGAGGGCGGCGATCTCTCCGTCCTGGTCGATCACGCCGGGTTCGTGGCGGCCGCCCATGGATTCGATGAGCTGGCGCTTGATGTCCTGGGCCTGCCCGGGGGCCAGGCGGTGGGCGACCTTCACGACGAGCGACGGGTAGCCGGCCTCCCAGAACGAGCCGGCCATGGAGAAGAGGGCGGCGAAGAAGTCCATGGCGGCGGGGCACCCCGCCAGGGGGGATTCGCCGAGGCTCGAGCGGCGCTCGACGGTGTAGGGGATCCAGATCACGTCGAGGCCCGGCACCCGCTCGACGCCGTTCACGCTCACGGTGTCGAGGTCGCCGGTGACGGGGTCGAAGGTGGGGGCGGCGTCGGCGGCGTCGATAACCCGCACCGCCGCCGCCCTACCGGAGGCGTCGGTGTCGGTGACGAGGAGGAACACGTACCCGGCGCGGGTCAACTGGTTGGCGAGGCGGTGGAAGGTGAGCCAACGCGGTTCGTGCGGGTTCGGTCGCAGCGTGAGCGTCGGTTGACGCGGCAGCGGGCGGCGGCCGCGGAGGGTGATGAGCGGGAGTTGGCCCATCGTGTCGGCGATCAACCCGCGGCAGGCGACCACGACGGGGAGCTGCCAGGGGTCGAGGTCCTCGCCGTTCATGCGTTGGCGGAGCACCTCGGCGAGGGCGGCCTCCACCGGCGACGCCGGACCCGGCACTGGGCCCGGCGCCCTGGTGCCCGGCGGCGGTGCCGGTGGTGGCGGTAGAGATCGGATCCGGAAGCGGGCCACGCCACCATCGTGACCAGTAACACGCCCAGGATGGGCCATGAGCGGCCGCGGGGGATCCTGGTGGGGGATCACCCCCGCTCAGGCCCCACGCGGTTACAGGCCCGTACAGCCGGTCTAGGTGATGGTGGGGGGTGTGCGGGAGCGGTCCTCGAGGGCCCAGGCGGCGAGGGCGGCGGCGAGCCAGGGGAGGGCGGCGGGCTGGCGGCGGTCGTAGAGCCAGGCGCCGCCGGCGAGGCGTTGGCGGGCGGCGGCGACGGCGGTGGTGAGGCGGTCGTCGTCGCGGTGGGTCACGCCGCCGGCGAGGACCCGGTCATGCCACGCGCCGCACGCCGCCGCCACGTCCCGGGTGTTGAGCGGTACCGGCGGGGCGGTGAGCTCCTCGAGGGTGCGGCGGGAGGCGGCGACTGGGCCGCCGGCGTCCCAGGCGACGGCGAGGGGGTGGTGGGCGGAGACGAGCTCGGCCAGGCGCTCGTCGAGCCAGGGGCCGTGGGGGCGGTCCTCGACGACCTCGACGACGAGCTGGCCGCCGGCGGTGCGCCCGGCGGCGACGATCACGGACCGGTCCCGGTCGAGGCTCGTCTCGATGGCGAACGCGGGCCACCCCTCGAGCACCGCGCCGGCGTTGATGGTGGCGGCCCAGGCGTCGACGAGCTCACGGTCGACCCGGGCCTCGGGCCAGACGCCGAGGTACTCGGCGGCGAACGTGTCGGGGTCCATGAGGGCGTGGTCGGTGCGGAGGGCGTCGATGAGCACGTGGTGGCCCAGGCCCGGATGCGCCGCCCACCACGTGGCCTCGTCGTCGAGGTCGGCGCCGGGCGGGGCGGCGAACTCGACGTAACAGATCCCGGTGTCACCCCCGGTCTCGACGGACCGGCGGCCCACGTCGCGCCAGCGGATCAGCCATTCCGAGTCGGTGTCGCCGCTCGAGGACGTGACCCAGAACTGGCCGCCGGCGCCGGTGGCGAGGGTGGGGAGGGCGCCGGCCTCGATGGCGAGGCCCTGGCCGAGGGTGAACTCCCGGGCCTCATCCACCATCACGAGGTTCGCGGCGAGCGAGCGCATGGCGTCCCCGTCGGGGGGCAGGAGCCGGAGCGCGCTCCGCGTGTGGCGCCAGGTCATGGATTCGGAGCCGTTGGCCCGGCGGGTGGCGACGAACCGGTCGAGGGCGGATTCGTTGACCCAGGGGAGCCAGTCGTCGCGCCACATCGCGGCGGCGGTCTCCCGGCGGTGGGAGGCGTAGCACGCGCGGCGTCCTCGGCCGCGGCGGCCGGCGTCGAGGCCTTCGGCGAGGAGGAGCACGGACTTGCCGGCGCGGCGGGGGGCGATGAGGACCACCCTCGAGTAGGCGAGGCGGCCGTCGGGGAGGAGCTCGCCGGCGACGTCGGCGACATCACGTTGCCAGGGGGCGAGGGGCCGGCCGAGGAGCGCGGCGATGCGGGCGACGCCGGCGCCGCGGGTGGGCCGGTCAGGGTGGCGGGGTGTCGAGGTCCTCGGCGAACAGGTCGGCGAGGTCGGCGAGGTCGTCGCCGGGGTCACGGTTCACCAACGCGTCCAGCACCGAGTGGTAGCGGCCGATGAGCGTGGCGCGGGTGTAGCGGGATTCGTCGGTGTCCCGCACGGCGTCGTCGAGCTCGTCGGCCGCCACCCGGGCCAGGGCGAGGAGGCCGGCGTCGATCGCTTCGATTCGACCGGTTTCGCGCATCGCTCGCACGGTGTCGTCCAATCCGCGACGGATTCGACCGGTTCGGCGCCGTGTGGCGGTCCCTGGGAGCCGTAGTTGACCGGTCATGTAACAACCTACGGAGGGTTGTGATGTGGTGGCGGAGAGAGATTTTCGAC